TCAGGGACAAGAGCATCACCCGTAAACGAGCAAAGAGTAATTAACTTGATGTCTCCACAAGGACAGAAACTTTATACTCCCGCCTACCACGGCACACCGCACACCCTAGCCCCCGAAGCGGGCGCACCCTTCGGCAGATTCAGAACATCGAAGATTGGAACAGGCGAGGGCGCACAGGCTTATGGGCATGGGCTTTACTTTGCGGGTAGAAAAGAAGTGGCTCAATGGTATTTTGAAAACTTAAATAGGGAATACCTTTACGATGGTAAAGAATTTGATCCCTCAAATCCACGGCATGATGCCGCTAAAATTGTAGCCAAGCATAAAATGGATGAAATGGCGGCTTTAGATGAGTTGGAACAGAGATTATATTTAAGTGAGAACAATCCATATCTTGAAAAATTATACGATATTGTAGGTACTGGAAAATATGCTGAAATTTCACCTAAAGGTACAGTATACAAAGTCGAACTCGCCCCCAAGGAGAACGAGTATCTGCTTTATGATAAGACTTTAGGCGAACAGCCCAAAGGGGTACAGGATAAGCTCAAGAAGTTCCTACGGGAACAGGAGGGTGAGGATACTTGGCAATATCGACAAGAACAGGATTATCGGGATATCACCAATAATGTACTCGATGATATGCCCGAGCCTGAAATCTCTAGGCGATTAAAAGAAGCCGGCATACCAGGCATCAAATACCTCGATGGAGCATCCCGATCCAAGGGCGAGGGCGATTACAATTATGTAATCTTCGATGAAGCCGATGTCACGGTGACCAAGAAACTCTTCATGCCTCAGATGGCAATGAAGAATGATCCATCCGTTAAATATCATTACGACACACAAACAATGGATCGACCTCCAGTTAAAGATGTATCGGCTTTATCAGGTGAAAGACTTGCTGGAGTTTTGGAGGCAGACAGACATGATGCTAGAGGAGGCAGAATGGCGGGTCCAGCTCATCCTTTTCTAAAAAGTAACCAAGCAACTGCAACAGTTGACGGAATAAAGTGGAAGCCAGTATGGGCAAACATGAAATATCAGTTTGTAAAAACTCAAATTGGTAAACAAATGAAAAGCACTAATGGATACAACTTAGTGGCAATAATGGATGAGTTTGCTCACAGATCTAATAGAGATGTTTTTACACGGATGATGAAAAAAATACAATCCGCAAGTAAGAAAATGACTCCCGAGCAAAAGCTAGTAACAGCTCAGATAATTAATATATTTGATATACGATACACCCCAAAGAAAGAACGGGGAAATAAACTAAAGGAGTCTATGCTGTCATTTGTTTCAGACTTAGGCACTGCTAAAAGTCAGGCCACCCGAAACAATATGGAAGGATTCAATAAGTTGTTAAAGAAATCTGTCGATAAGGTTAAAAGTAATTCATGGTGGGATAGTCAAAGTATAAAAAGTAATTCTAAGGATTTTAGAAAGTATACAAAAGATATGACTTTTAATAAGAGAGGAGCTATCTTAAAAGCATTAGAAGGATTGCCTTGGCTACCTGATATTCAGAAGTTTTTAAAATCTGAAATGGATTTTGAAGGTGCGCCTACAGACAAGGCAGTGTTAGCAGTACAGCTTAGTAAACATAAACTTAATTCGGATGAAAGAGTATTTGCAATTTATACTGGTAAAGATCCTGATCAAGCTAGGTGGATGACTAAAAATGAAAGGGAGGTACTTCGCCAACTAAGGGCAGACCCTAACTTTAGGGAACATCCTTCATATGATTGGATGATGCTCGGGAAGGCTGATTCTGATAATTTCTACCTTGATAAACCAGTCAATTTAGATAAACTTATACCTACCTATCGAAAAGACCACAAGAGGTCTAAAACACAAGAATATAAAGCACAATTGAGCAAGACAAAGAACTATTTATCTAAGACCCCAAAATCAAAAGGTTTTTTGTTTTCAGGTAAAGGTGATAAGGCCGATACTGCATTCTTAAAAACATTCTCGGAGACAAAATCTAAAAAGGCTGGAATAGATAATGTCTTTAAGGGAAAAGAAAGGCTTGTCGTTGGGGCGATGAAACGAAACGCAAAAGTGCCAATAATAATCCCATGAGCTACAAGAAATACCCAAAGGCAATAATTTACACTGAAGGTAATGAAGAATTTGAAGGGCATGAACAAGTTGTCATCGATGACTTCTCCTTGTGGTACGATCCTGAATTTGTAGATTTCGATGAAGCTCAGGGCGTGGGGTTTCTTCTGCAAGACGGAGATACTGAAGCATTTTGGGACGAGGTTTACACTCTACCTAAAGCAAAAAAGTAATTACCCGCCAAGCACCCGCTATGCCTGGTAATCGCTTCATGGCTCCCGCCGTAAGTGCAGGTGCTAAATCTGCCGAGCGATTTCGGTAGAATAATACAACCGTATTCGGCTAAATTCAGTTAATTCCGCAAGCAAACCCTTGCGTTGTGATAGGCATATTATTTGCCATTTCTTGCCACTTTAGTCTTGTAAGTGTTAATAAGTGTGCCAAAATTGACGCAAGCACTAGCGAAAGGATATTATGAAAAAAGGTAAGAAAAGATGGGTTAATGACCTGGCGGTAACATTGTACTATCAGGGTGAAAGCCGTAAGTGTTTTGGTTACGATATGAGACATTTAATGACTCGAGTGCCCGAAGCTATCCAACGGACATGGAAATTACGAGCTAATATGAATATCGACCAACTCCGCCAAGTTAGTCATAATGAGTGGAATGGACATACTATTTCATTATGCGGGCAGCGGGTCAATTATGTCATTATCGACCGTAAAGACAGGATTAAAGAGGCGGCCATGCTCCTTGGGCAGATCGGCGGACAAGCAGGGACTGGCAAGAAAAAAGTTCGTGGTGACTCGAATTATTACCGAGTTTTACGAATGAAGGGTGTGGAAAAAAGTAAACAAAAGATGCGGAAAAACAACAATTAAGGAAAGTATGAATAAATTTAATGCAACTTTTTACACTTATTTCATCTTTTTATTGACAAGATATACAAAGGTTGATTTAAAGCGGTATAGATCAGTAATTGATAGGCTGACTTCGTTCTTTAGACATACATTTCATAACAACAACCGGCGGGAGTTGTGCATTTCGGATTCGCACAATATGCATTATCTTCTTCAGAGGACATTTTTGGGCAATAAGTAGCACTTAATTTTTTCCTGCCGGTGATTATTCACACTAACCGGCAATGGAAAAACTATTAGATCAATACCACCCAATACTATTAAAAAAATCGGAAGTCAAAGAAATCTTCCGATTAGGTTCTGACCGTTCTCTCAGAAACTTCAAAATAGAGTTTGGCCTCCGTAAGAGGGGCCAGCTTTACCTCGCCAAGGATGTCAGGCGGGCGATTCAAGAGATGGAAATGGCGGCATGAAGCTTACCATCGGAATAGACCCAGGCAAGTCAGGCGGGTACGCAATCGCTTGGGGCGGGATGCACAGTATTAACCTGCATACCCTTGGGGAGGACTTCGAATTTGTTGAACATATTCAGGACTTAAAAGACCACCCCGATGTCACAGGAATTGAGGCAGTGGTCGAATTGGTCCCTCCGTTTGCCGGCAAGATGATACCAAGTGCTGCAAGCTTTAAGCTTGGATTCTCATGTGGTTTTTTGCATGGCGTTCTTCGAATGGCCGAAATTCCTTTTACCCTTGTCCGACCACAGGATTGGCAGAAAGGACTGAGTGGACTCCAAAGCTTAACATCGGGCAAACGCAAAAAGGTTTTAGCGAACCATGCCAAGCGATTCTTTCCATCGACTAAAGGTATTACTTTAAAAACGGCGGATGCCATTCTGATCCTCCGGCACTTTCTTATAAACAAATAATGGGCCTCCACCCGTAAAAATGGAGATAGAAGATAAATAACTATGGCAATACTAACACAAACACTTAGCGGAGGAGACGGACCGATCACAGGTTGGCCTCTTGAACTCTGCAGACCAGGGCAGTATCTCGCGATATGCCTAGATGTCAAAGATACCTTTGGCATAACTCGTCCTAAATACGATAATCCTGGAGAACTAGAAACCTTGGATGCTTGTCGGTTCCTTTTCGGAACACAGGATGGACAAATGGTTCAAACTGGTGAGATGAAAATCTCAGCTCATGAGAAGAGTAAACTGACAGGCGTACTGACATCATGGTTAGGATCAGCACCTGGTGCAGGATTCGATACTGAATCACTTCGCGGTAAGGGATGCATGATAAATGTATTGGAGAAAACCTCACAGAAGGGCAGAACTTACTCCGATATTACTTCGGTAACCCCAGTAATGGCAGGAATGGAGGCACAGGTTCCACAGGCTTCACAGTTCAACATTCCAGGCGGATCACCTGCACCTGCACCGGCTCCTGCACCTGCACCGGCTCCTGCTCCTGCACCGGCTCCTGCTCCTGCTGTTGTACAGCAAACCGTACAACCTGCACCCGCACAACCTGCCCCACAGGCAACCACTACAGTAACAGTCGAGCAACCTCAGGCAGTTCAGCCGGCACCGGCACAAACTCAAATGTTTAGTCAACCATCTTCAGGACAGAGCGTTCCGTTCTGATCATCGTATACAACACATGGGGGGTGGTCGGTTTTTATAATTTTCCGCCGATCACTCCCCACTACCCCCCAAATAACATGAACCCAATAATACTTTTAATAATAGGATGGCTCGCAGTAGTCATCGATATTCTAACATGAAATTAAATTTTCTAAGCATTATAGAAATAACTGCTCGAGTCTGCGGTACTACTCCCCGAGACATTTTGGGAAGGCGGAAGATGGGAAAGGTTGCGACAGCCCGACAAATCAGTTTTTGGTTTGCTCGGCGAGGCAGGACATACATGGCAATGGCCAAAATGTTCAACCGGCATCACGCGACCGGAATTCACGCTGTAAAAACCGTGAATAATCGATTGTCAGTCGGAGATCCCGAAACGACTCGAGTGGTCGAGGAAGTGGAAAGGGAACTGGCTAAGACATGATTTATATTAAGCGAACCATCCACCTGGTATACTTTTTATACCGATGCGGGAAGGAGGTAATCCGTGGCTATTCTACAAGCAAAACCTAAGCGAGGGGGAGGGGGCCATTGGTACACCCGAGAGGGAAAGGCGATGCATACAGTGCCCTTGGCAAAGGGTGATGGGGAACGAAATACCACTCTCCGAGATGCCAAGAAGCATGGGCTATTTCCATCGGTTACAACCCTGCTCGGCCTGTTTGCGAAACCAGGGTTAGAGCGATGGAAGCAGGACCAATTACTTCGCATAGCATTTAATAATCCGGCGAAGCTTGATGAAAGTTTTGAAGGATATGCAGACCGATGCTTAGTTGAGCATGAGAAACCTGTTGAAGAAGCGGCAGACTTCGGGACCAAAGTCCACGATGCGATTGAGGCTTATTGGAAGGGCGAGCATATCCCTGATGAGTTATTGGAATACATCCAACCCGCACTTAATTGGAAGCAGGAAAATCATCTTACCTTCATCGACTTCGAGAAACTTCTCGTTAACATACAGCATGGCTATGCTGGAACAGTAGATATTGCAGGCCGTGGGAAAGACAATCAGATGTTCATTCTTGATTGGAAAACTCGTAAGACTCAAAAGGGAAAAAAGGTAACCGCATATGATTTTCAGATTCATCAGATTGCGGCATATGCCGCGGCATACTGGGGCGAAGATAAAGTATTGAACCATGAAGTGCATGGAGCAAATGCCTTCATATCTAGTACCGAGAAAGGTCGCTTTGAAGTTATTCGCTACAGCCCCGAAGACCTAGCCAAAGCATGGGTCGATTTCACCGCCCTCTGCCAGCTTTGGCGGAGTCTGAAGAACTACGATCCTCGAAATCATGGGTCCTGATAATTGGGGGCATGAGAAAGTGGTTCGTAGAAAAACGGAAACAGAGTTCCCAAATTACGAGCAAATGACAAAGGCGTGGTTACACTTTTGGTCGAAGAATAAATTGGCGGTGGATGAGAATGGACGGAAGTACCGGACCAATATTCCTCGGGAAATGCCAGTTGTGCGGGACTTTGATATTAAGAACAGGGGGTTTGGGAATGGCTAAGTTTATCAGCTTATTCGCTGGGGTTGGTGGATTCGATTTAGGCATGGAACAGGCGGGGCATGAATGTGTTGCCCAAGTGGAGTGGGACAAGAATGCGGCGGGTGTATTAAAGCACAGATGGCCGAATGTTCCCCTGTTCTGCGATGTATCGAAAGTATCGGCGGATGATCTGCCCGATGCGGATTTTATAACATACGGATTTCCATGCCAGGACTTGAGCGTGGCCGGTAAAAGAAAGGGATTAGATGGAAAAAGATCAGGATTATTTTGGGAGGCAACTAGACTTATTCGGGAACTGCGAACCCGAGGATGCCGGTTGGAGTATGCGATTGGAGAAAATGTTGCCGGCTTGTTCAGCGCAGATGATGGTCTCGCTTTTGCAAGGTGCATCCGAGAGCTACTCGACTGCGGGGCTTGTGAAACAGGATGGAGGTTACTCGACAGCCAGTATTTCGGTGTGGCCCAAAGACGGAAGCGCGTGTTCATTGTCTCAGATTTTGGAGGCGAATCCGTTGACGAAATACTCGCTATCACCGAGAGCTTGCCAGGGCATCCTGCGCCGAGCAGAGAAGCGGGGGAAGGAACTGCCGGAGATGCTACAGAAAGCGTTGGAGAGGGTGGCCGAGGCTACCGAATGACTGCATTTGGAGAATATCCAGATGACGAGACTGCGAGTTGCATGAAGTCCAGAGACTATAAGGATGCAACCGATTTAATTGCCCAAGGTGCGGACTCAGGAATTATTGATAGGGCGGCATTTAACCAAGGTGTAAACGCAAAATATGACCCTTTCATAGGAAATACAGAATGTTGCCCTTCGATAGTTTCAAGGGGGCCTCATGCAACTTTTCATAAACCACAAGAACCTTCAGTAGTCTCATGGAACGGAGATATAACCCCCAAGGCTTCCGAGGATGTATCGGTAACTCTGCGTAGCCAGCAAGGCGGGGAAGGCGTGGGGGTGGCTACCTATGAATGGCACAACCAAGATAGTAGGATAAGGGAGCAGCAACAAGCATCCACCCTTTCATGCAATGCAGGAGGTAAGGAAGGTAATCTTGTCCGAGAAAACCTAACAGTCCGCCGATTGACTCCAATCGAATGCGAGAGGTTACAAGGATTCCCCGATAATTGGACATCGGTAAAGATGGAACTGATCCTTGAGGGGAACGAGTGGAAGGCTACCGGCAAGGTGGTCAAACAGGCGGATGGACCTAGATACCGCCAGCAAGGCAACGCAGTTACTGTCAATGTGGCTGAGTGGATAGGGAAACAGATTGGAAAGGTATTAGACAAATGATCGATCCATACGACCAATGGCTCTCATCGCCTTACTGCGATTACGATGATGATGATGGGCTGACTGATGAAGAACGGGAGGCTCTAATCGAGGAGGCCGCCATAAATAAATACGAATCAAATCAACCTGATTATGATGGAAATTAAAATGGGACTGGGGCTTCCCCGAGGGGAAAAGATAATTTTAAAGATGGGAGCAAGACAGGCGGACATTTGGCTCGACCATGATGAAATGGCCTGGCGGGTAAAGATCGACAGGGATCTTCCTGAGACCACTTATCCGCACCTTGAGAATGCGATCCTGTCCGCACAAACACTTCTAAGGGTAGTCGCATGATCGTAGCATTTGATTTAGAAACCTATTGGACCAAGCGATACTCGGTAGCCAAGATCGGACTCGACCGATATGTCAAGCATCCTGACTTCAGAGTCACCCTGGTATCCATTGTAACGGAGGATGGATTTGAATGGGTAGGGGAGCCACAGAACTTGCCGGTCGAGCGATTAAATGGACATACCCTTATCTCCCATAATGCTGAGTTTGATTCGGTCTGTGCTCGAGCCGCAATCTTTAAGGGACAGATGCCCGAGTTTATGCCAGCGGATTGGCTTTGTACAGCAGACATGGCATCGTACCACCAATTACCCCGATCCCTTGCCGGTGCAGTCAAGGAACTATTCAACGAGGAACTTTCCAAGGATGCCCGTGAGCAGATGGCAGGGTTATCGGTTGAGGAGATTCAATCGAATCAGGCATTTATAAACTATGCCCTCGAGGACAGCCGAGCCTGTTTGCGGGTATATCAGGAACTGGATACCGGCTTTCCCGAAAAGGAGAGATTACTGTCATCTTTGACCCGCCGAATTGCATCCCGTGGATTGGCGATAGATGGCCCGCTCTGTCAGCAGTTCCTTGATAAGACAGAAAAGATTTTGGACGAAGTCCCGAAACAAACAACTGAATGGCGGAAGGCTAATTTGGCCAACCAAACATTCGAAAAACTACTGATGGGTCAACGATCCGACCGGCGGGTTCCTACCCGATTAAAATACTGTGGTGCTCCTCACACTAAACGATGGAGCGGTGGAGGTGTGATTAATTTCCAGGCGATCCCAAATGATGGAATCGGTGATATCTCCGCAAGACAATGCCTCAAGGCTCCCGCCGGTCGGGTCTTGGTCTCAGCAGACCTATCTCAGATAGAACCGCGCGTAATTGCGTACCTAGTGGGCGATCTAGATTTCCTTGGATTAGTCAGGGGAGGAATCGATATCTACGAGGCTCATGGACGAGCATCCAAACTCTATAAAGAGGATGAACCGATGGCCGAGCTTGCCCCTGAGATGAGAAAGCTGTGCAAGGCAAGACTGCTGGGCTTAGGCTATGGATGCGGGCCTAAGAAATTCCTAGAAGTCGCAAAATCATTCGGCGTAAATATGACCGAAAGTGAAGCCTCAGAACAGGTCATATTGTACAGAGCACAGAATCCTGATGTTATGCTCGCTTGGTCAAAGATGGAGGACCAATTCAGAGAATGGATGAAGGAGACTCCTGAATGTATTACCTTTGAAACACGATGCGGTGTGCCTATCCGATACTTTAATGCCCATGAGCAGAACGGGGATCTCTATGCTTCGACTACACGAGGATATGAGCCGGTCAAACTGTACGGGGCAAGACTCTTTCAGAACTTAGTTCAGGCAACCGCACGATCCATATTCGCCGATGCCCTTATCCGTATCGAGGCCGCCGGCTTGCCCGTCTGTCTCCATGTCCACGATTCAATCTGCCTCGAGGTCGGCGTGGACGAGGGACAGGCGGCACTAGACCTTTTACTACAACTACTAACCCAAGAATCTCCAAACTACCAGGGCTTACCCTTGGCGGCAGAAGGGGAGATTAAAAACCACTACTGATATGATACAAGAAATAATACTAACAAATGAACAATTAATGTCACAGTTCAGAGAAGCAATCACCACAGGCATTAATGGCTTTGTACGAGCGGGAGAAATATATGTCCAAGCAATAGATCAGGACTCGACAAATGCAGAAAGAATGCAACTTGAGTTTAGCGATATTGTACCATCAAAAGCATGGAAACAATTTGAGGCCATTGGCAGAAAGTGGATGCATCCTAAGTTAATTCTTGGCGGAATGTCAGATGCCAAAAAGACTAATATTGTTAAGCGTTTACCCTACAGTTTGCAGAATCGCGTCTTCGAGGGGGAGAAATTTGAACTACTTATTTCCGGCGGAGATGTTTTAGAGGTTAACGCTCTTGACGCAAGCACTGAGCAAGTAACGCAATTATTTGGAGAGGGAAATTTAAGAACTTTACGGGAACAAAAAGCTTACATCGAAAATAGTAAGTTGCAGGAGGATCTAAAGCCACAGGAACTACCGTATTATGTGCAAAAAGGTAAAATCATATTTCGTAAGAATACGGAACTAACAAGGGCGGAGATGAAACAATTACTGACTCAACTGTGAGATCCGAGCGCAATAGACGCAACTGTAGAGATAGAAGACATTACGATAGGACTTATAGAAAGTTTTATGGTTTTGTATATCGACTACAAAATAATTGTTTAAAAAAACATGAGAGGCAAGTTTTGCGATACCAATTAAGTAGCACATGGCTAAAGTGTCCTTATGATCCATTGGTTTATATCTCTCAAGAAGACATAGACCGGCATTTCAAAAACAGCTTGTGGGAAAAGGATGACTATCCATTTAATTGTATTGAGGTAATTGTAGATGATCCATTTGCGTGTCCGTATACAGGACATGGAGCAGTACGCCACCAAGCGTGGGTAATAAGGAAGCCAGGTTATTACCGAGTTAGTGTTTCATTCAGTACAATACAAAAATCCAACTCAATGCGAACACATTACACAATGAAACATTATAGGGGTATGCCATATTTCAATTATGATAATGATAGATGCCATAATAATTATGTCTCTAGGGCATTTCATAAAGTTCTAGATTTCTACAGTCATATGGAACGCCAGATTCATAATGAAATTTGGCTCACCCAACAAACAAAAATCGAAACTTACAATCGACTGAAAAATAAACAAATTATGCGAAAATTTATGGAAAGAGAGCAGTTAAGAAAAAGAGAAAAAAGAGTTAGGGGAGTAATCATTACTCAAGAAACAAAATCATTTTTTCAAGCATTGGCGATAGGTTCAATATTTAAGAAAGAGGCGGCCTAATGAAACTCCACCCAATATATTACATCCTTTTCGGCATGGCGGTACTCATGTTCGCATACACCGTATTATCCTTTGCATTGGCGATTCTATGACCTACCCAGCACCTAAGATAATCGGCCTTTGCGGTCCCAAGGGTGTAGGTAAAACGACCTACGCCAAATCATTCGAGGGAGCCGCCATTCTGTCATTCGCCACGCCCATAAAGGAGATGCTCAAGGTAATCCTACCGCATCCCGCTTGGCTGGAGAAAAAAGAGGAACCGATACCAGGCTTCCCCGATGGAATAACTGTCAGGCGGATGCTACAGGAGTTGGGAACCTCCTTTGGCAGGGAAACTATTTACCCCAATCTATGGGTCGATGTTGCCATGCGAAAGGCCGAGGATCACTTGGGCAAGCGATTAGTCATATTCGATGACATTCGCTTCCCTAACGAAGCATGGGCGATTAAACGATTGGGCAACAGGCATGAAATCCTAACGCAGATTGTACATATTTCAAGGAAGGGCCATGAGCCTGACGAGAATGATCTCCATGTCTCAGAGGCGGGACTTCCAAAGTATTTTATCGATAAGTGGGTAACGGTGGATGGCGAAGGAGAAGAGACAGAATAACTCCGTCCGTAAGATGGCAACCGATGCGAAGCTGAAACAAATGCTTCGCTCGGTCCCATCAGATCATGCCGGATTTACTCAGCATGAAATCGCTCAGAAGGTTGGCGTTGCCAAGCAGACAATTTCCAGGATCGAAAGAGGGGCGATGATGAAAATCACTGAGCAGATCGCCAAATACCTAACCGACTAATGGCTACCCTAAAAGGAGATCTTCGCAGATGCCTCGAGAATCTGCCAGCAGGTACACTGTCTCACCATGATATCATCCTACGACTCGCCCTAGTGGTGACCAGGTACACGAATGATTGTAATGAGGCGGAACGGGCAGTCTTATCACTTCTTGAAGATGTGCCACATCGCCCTAATCAAACCTTTGAGGTCAGGAACGCTGTTAAGGGAGCCTACGACCGCCACAATAGTCCTCACATACCCTCCAACCCGATCAAGGTCACTCAGCCCGATCCATCCCTCAAGGAACAGAATCTAGGCGAAGCAGGGCTATTCGAGAAATACACCATTAAGTCAGACCCCATTCCAATGAATGCCGGCGAAGCGGTCAGCAAACTCTTCGATCCATCCGAGTATATATTCATACAGCGTCAAGTGGCCGAGAAGGGAGCACTCCTACCCGTATCCGATTGGATCGCCCAACCCGACCTCTCCCAATACCAGTTTATAACATATAACACTTTCCCTGCCCAAGCGACCAACCGGTCAGAGGCACAGGTGCTCGGTCGGAAATATCTGCTACACGAAACAGATGATCCATCCCTGACCTTCGAGCAACAGCTTGGCCTGATCAAACGACTTGAGAATGAGGCGGAACTCAAGATGATCGTTAACTCAGGAGGTAAGTCCCTCCATGCATGGTTCAAGTGGACCCCAGGTAACAAGAAGGCATTCCTCGAGTTATCCCAAAAACTGGGAGGAGATCCACGATTTAAACTTATGAACCAACTTTGCCGGCTACCCTGGGGAACCCGCCGCAAAGAGGCTAACCTGCCAGCCGCCCAACCGATCATCTATTGGAAGGATTAAATGATCCACAAATTCTTCCTCAAGAAAAAGATCGCCCGACGATTTATTAATCTAGGCGTTCCATTGGCTGAAGCCTGTGAATTTGCCGACGCAATGGATGATACCAAATCCGTCCTGATTATCCGCGACTCCAAAACTTTTAAACCCGACATTATAATTCTAATTAAAACAAAACACTATGGCTAATAGAGAAGACTACCTAAACCCCAAGACATTGGCGAAAGCCGATAAACTCGATAAATACCTAGCCTCACTAGGCAAGATCGATTATTCATCCTATACCGATAATCACACTGAACAGGAGGGGCCGCCCACATCGTATTCCATTGCAATCGATGACCCGCTACCTCCGCCCAAGTTCCTATCCCTCGAGCAGATGATGACCCATAACACCGATCCCATGCCCAAGCAGGTGATCGAGGGAGTCCTCCACAAAGGCTCCAAAATGATTATCTCAGGCTCCTCGAAGGCAGGTAAAACCTTATCCCTCCTACACCTCGGCCTAGCCGCCGCCAACGGATCAACCTGGTTAGGCCATCGCACAACAACCTCCAAAGTCATCTACCTAGACTTTGAACTTAAGAAACGCATTGCCGCCCGCCGGATAGCCGAGATGGTCAATGCGAATGACCAGTATGACCCCAAGAACCAAAACTTTATGTACTGCTCCCTCCGAGGCCAATCCCGTACCCTCGAAGACCTCGTCTACCACATCGAAGACCTCGAGGACCACCGCCCCGACCTCGTAATTGTCGATCCATTCTATAAGCTCGCAACTGGAGCAGATGAAAACGATGCCGGTGCAATAGGGGAAATTGTCAACCGTATGGAAAAGTTCTCCGAAAGACTCGACTGTTCATTCGTCTATGCCCATCACTTCTCAAAAGGAAACAAGTCTGACACGGACCATATTGACAGGGCATCAGGGTCAGGCGTGTTTGCCCGCGATCCCGATGCCATCCTTACCCTGACCCCTCACGAAGAGGAAAATCATCTGGTCCTCGAGGCAACCCTCCGAGACTTCCCAACCCCTCCCACTCAAGTGGTTGAATTCTCATGGCCTAACTTTATTCATAAGCCCGACCTCGAACCCAAACTTCGAAAGCCTGGTCAGACAATTGAGAGTAAAAGGCTGAACGATAAATTATCCGATTCCCTCATCGAAATACTCAAACCTCATTCGATTATTGGTTTAAATAACCTACGATTGAAGCTTGAGAAGAAAACAGGCGAGGATGTTTCACGAGATAAACTGGTAAATCTAATCAAAAAGAGCCGAAATGTTAGTGTATTAAAGACCGAAAAAGGTAAAGAAAACATTTACTCTTATAGCGAATAATGCTGTCTCAACTCTGTCTCAAAAGTAGTAGTGGTGGCCTATATATAAAACCCACCACTACTAGTGCTAAAAGGCTAGAGGTAGTAGTTGCCCGCCCTGCCGGGCACAACTACTACACTTGCCTAGCCGTAAAAGCGACCACTAGTCAGATTAAACCATCTTTAAGCATAGATCGATTACCCTCACTCGGAAAAGAGAATATACAGGTAAGAACCCTATGATCGAAAAAGGCTTCACTCGGACAAAAGAATATACAGGTAGGAACCCTGTGCTCGTAAAAGGCTTTGATCGGGTGAATGGGAGTCAGAGGACTCGCTGGAACACCCAAGCGCTTCCTAGGCTACCCTATGAGCCTTTAAACGCTATTCCTGTTAATTACCCTTCAGTGCTTTATCAGCTAACTCGTCAACCACTTGACCTACTGATAACTTCTTAGCCTGTCCGTATGACACTGCCAACCTGCCAAGCGTATAACCTGCTGACACTGCCAAGTATTCTGACACTGCCAACCTGCCAAGCTGGCAAGCGTATAACCTACTGACACTGCCAACCTGCCAAGCTGGCAAGCGTATAACCTACTGACACTGCCAACCTGCCAAGCTGGCAATCCAAGGATTGGCGGTCAGGCGGTCAGGCGGAGCGCGATCTGTATCAATGCGAACA